CATTGGCTGCAGTGGTACCTGAAGCTGTGCCTGTGCCAGCTCCGTTTATTTTGTTTTCAGCAGTGGCTACAACAATTAACGGAACCGTACCTGGTTCAGCTGGAGTATAAAAACTCTCGTCAATTACCGTAACTTGTACGCCTGGTGATGTTAGTGCCATTCGACTGTCTCCTAGGGTTAAATCAATGTACTATTATTTAGCGGCATCACAAAAAAACCCCAGGATATACAAGGTCAAAAAGGGGTTGAAAAGGTGTAAATATGTTTATGAGACCCCTGTGTAGGTGCGGACAACGACCCCGTGCGGTAAACTATAAAAAGAACAACAAGATCTATTATAGATCATTGTGCGAGATCTGCATGGCCAACGGTCTAGGGTTTGGTATTCCTAGATGGCATCGCTCTGGATACCGAATTAAAAATCAATGTGACAAATGTGGGTTTCGCTCAGCCCACAAAGAAGTTTTTAGAGTATTTCACATAGACGGTAATCTAGACCATTGTCGACACAGCAATTTAAAAACTGTGTGTTCAAACTGTGCTCAAATACTAGGCAAAGAAGGAATCACTTGGCGACAGGGCGATCTTGTCGCTGACTACTAGGCTGGCCGACTGCCTATAAAGGTCATCAATAGAACCGTTGTTGTCGATTACAACATCAAAGTCACTGCCTAACCAAGCCCACTCGCTGGCGTGTATCTTGCGCATTTTCATTGCATTTAATCCTACGTTGTTGCCTTGATTTGCGCTGACTGCCTCTGCATACCAGGTAGGTAGTATTCCCCTTTGTACCCAAACAATGTTTCCACCTGCCTGTTTTAGAGATTCAATTTCATTAGGAAATCTGCAATCTGAAATTACAATATTATCTCGACTGTTACGCAGTTTGTTTTCCAGGCTGGCAATCCATATGTCATCGTGAAATGCCTTACGACAAACTTCAGTACCCCAGTATTGTAACACCCATCTTGGGGTCAGTGTGGGCATATCAAGTCTAGCGGCCCACCATGGATCAACTTGTTCTCGCCACTCTCTAGCTTCTTTAGTACGGCCTTCAAGCATGGTTCTATCCCAACCAAATACCGCTGCCACTGCATCTTTTAGTGTTGATGCAAAACTTTCTCTACGGAACTCGTGAAAATTCACTAGATAGTCCGCAACTGTGTCTTTGCCTGAGCCAATAAAACCGCAAATTCCAATAATCATAATATTCTCCAACTGTATAAAGTATACAGGAGAATACCATCGTGGTCAACCTATAATAAAAGTATATCCCTGACCGCCTGGGACTAATTTTATCAAATCATCTGTGAGTTTTTCAATTTCAGCCGTGGCTTCTGCCTTCATTGCTGCACCGTTTAGGCTGCTTCCACCTTGAGGGCCAGCAATTTGAGCAAACTTTTCACGGGCTTGACCCAGCATCATCTTGCAGTTGGCTAAACTATAGTCTTTGATCCATTGTCCTGCATAGGTATCGTCAATAATGGCAAAATCTGGCTTGGTGTTATAGACCCATAACATTACTTCTTCATCACCCCTAGGACGCTGTTGAACCATTATTTTGCGACTTTGTGGTTGCCAAGTAAAATTAATGAACGATCCAAACATCTTGCCCACTAATTCTTGATACTGACTGAATAGTTCATAGGTCAGTAGTCCACCCATATTTGTCGAACTCAACAAATAGGTGTTGGTATAGGCCATGTTGAATGGCTCAAATACTGTTCCGCCCGATCCGTTGCCGCTTCTTGATCCAACTGATCTACGAAATATCTGTCTCACCTGTTGGATTTCTTTGGGCAAAATATATTCTTGCTGATTTTCTCTCAACGTTAAAAACGCATAACTTTCTTCAACAGCATTATCTGAACGCTGTCGAAATACGCCTAGTGCCCTGTTCAGTGCAGTTTCGTAGTGTATGGGATCTAGCTCTACATCGATCATACCGTCGCCCAGCATGGCTTTGCAATAACTAAAAACTTCTTGCTTGGATTGGTCTATTTGGCTCATATAGTTATTTATAAATATATGACTATGCCAAGACTGAGCCTTTACCGTCCTGAAAAGGGCAATGATTATAAATTTATAGATAAAAATATCTGGGAAATGTTCCAGATTGGAGGTACTGATGTTTTTATACATCGGTATCTAGGTCCTGGAGCCTCAGCTGGCACAGCGTCACCCAGTTTACCTGTATACAACACCAGCGATCCCACACAGATACAGGATTTGCTGTTCCTAGAAAATAGAGATCGCAAATACGATCCTGATATCTATGTCATGCGAGGTGTATACAGCCTGCAAGATCTAGATTTTAATCTCAGTCAGTTTGGCTTATTTTTACAAAACGACACAGTCTTTATCACATTTCACATCAACGACACTATAGAAAAATTGGGCCGCAAATTGATTAGTGGAGATGTTATAGAGCTGCCGCATTTAAAAGATGATCATGCTCTCAATGATTTTCAGTTTGCTCTTAAAAGATTCTATGTGATTGAAGAAGTAAATCGAGCTGCGGAGGGATTTTCAGTTACTTGGTATCCGCATTTATATCGTGCCAAATGTAAACCCCTGGTTGATAGTCAAGAATTCAAAGAAATACTAGATCAAGTTGCCAACAAAGATGCCATGGTTGGTACCTACAATTCAACAGTGACCTATTATCCAGGTGATGTTGTGACTGGACTAGATGGAAAAAATTATACGGTGCTACAAGAAGTTACTGGAGTTGCGCCTCCTAATGCTGCCTATTATGAACTGGCCGACAGTCTACGAAACATAATGAGCACCTACGAAAAAGAAATGCAGATCACTCAGGCAGTGCTTGATCAGGCAGAAGCAGATGCTCCTAGAAGCGGATTAGATACCACACAGTTTTATACGCTGACAGTGGATGAAAACAAATTATCAGTATTGATCAGTGCGGATACTGGTCAAATGGATGCCAGCCTAGAAACTCAGGCCACCGATGAAGCAGGCAATCTCTTGTACAACACCGATGGTACTCCCATATATGTAGGAGTTACTGCTGCCAGCGTGTTATTATCATCAGAAGTATCTGCTTATAACGGGTATCTTGCTGGTGATGGTGTTCCACCAAACGGTGCTCCATTCACAGCAGGTATAGCCTTTCCGGTGGCAGCTGGCATTGGTGAGTTTTGTCTAAGAAAAGATTATTTTCCATATAGACTGTTTAGATATAATGGATCAAGATGGGTCAAGGTTGAGGATCAGGTGAGAATGACCATGAGCAACCTTGGACCAAGTGATGTTGGGGTGGGAGATGAGTTTGAAGGCAAAGATGTTCGCCGGACACAAAAAGCCGGATTTATTAATAATACAAATACAGCCACAATAGATGGACACACTGTGAAAGAAAGACAGAGTCTCAGCAAGGCTCTTAGACCAGAGGCAGATGAATAATGGATTATTTTTACGATGCGCAAGTAAGACGATATGTCACTCAGTTTATGAGAATCTTTATAGGATTCAAATATAAAACTGGAGGCGATGTTCCCGAAGAACGACACGTGCCGGTGTTGTACGGTGATATGACCAGACAGGTTGCCAGCATGATCAAAGACAACAGTGAGAACAAATTGTCAACTGTGCCTAGAATAGCCTGTTATATCAGTGGACTCGAGTTGGATAATTCTAGACTTAGTGACTACAGTTTTGTTAGTAAATTATCTGTGAGAGAACGGCAGTATACCACTAACCAGGCAGGCGAAAGAGAATACGGTAGTGTGCAGGGCGGTGGATACACAGTGGAAAGACTCATGCCCACACCGTTTAAACTGTCTATGAAAGCTGAAATCTGGACCAGTAACACGGATCAAAAACTTCAGCTGCTGGAACAAATTTTGGTATTATTTAATCCCAGTCTTGAAATTCAAACCACAGACAACTATGTTGACTGGACCAGTATCAGCGTGGTAGATCTCAGCAGCATCAATTTCAGTTCAAGAACCATTCCACAAGGCGGAGAAAGTGATATTGATATCTGCACTCTAGATTTTCAAACTCCTATCTGGATCAGTCCTCCCGCCAAGGTCAAGAAAATGGGCATCATTAAAAACATCATCATGAATGTTTTTGGAGAATCAGGTCAACTGTTGGACCTTGAAGATCTCATATTCAACGGTGACAGTGCAACTACCCAGGTACGAACTACTGTAGATCAATTTGGAGTATTGCTGATCCTGAACAAGCCTACAGGATTCTATGATCTCACTGTGTTGAATGTCTATGAAGCAGTATTGTCACTGGGACTAGATGCTACTCCCTACAAAGGCAATCAAGAAAGATTGAATTGGTACAAGGTATTAGAACTTCACGGAGGCTACACAGGTACCAGCAGAGTACATTTTACACAGCCCAGTGGCTACGAAGTTACAGGTACATTCACCGTAAATGAAATCGATCCCTCATATCTAGTGATAGATCTTGATATGGACACCGTACCTTCCAATACAATATCACCCGTTACTGCCATTGTTGATCCCTACAAGTTTAGTCCTATTGAAAAATTTGGAAGTATTGCTGCCATACCTGTGGGCACAAGATATCTAGTATTGGATGATGTTAATACCAGTACTAATGTAGGACAGACTGTGGAAAATTCCGGATGGAACAACTTTGATTCTGGCTCAACTGCCTACGATGGTCCAAATTCTTGGAAAGATCTCATAGGCAATGACACTGTGATCAAGGCCAATTCCATAATTGAATGGACTGGTACTGCATGGCAAGAAACGTTTGATCCCGGCGTTGTAATCACTATTGAATATTTTACTAACTTGACCACAGGTGTACAATACAAATGGGATGGCACACAATGGTTGAGATCGTTTGAAGGCGAATACGCTGCCGGATATTGGAGATTTGATCTAAACGCTTGATAAGTATCTAGATGCAACAACGTGCCGGTCTACTGTTTCTAAGCAAAAATACCAAGAGAATTCTTCTTATTTTAGAAGATGCCAAATGGACTGTGCCTACATTTGTGAGAAACAGCAGTCTATTAGAAGATGCCGAACCGTTGTTAAATAATTTCTCAGTGGGTAAAATTTTACCCATAGAATTGTATCTCAGTGAGGATCGTGGATTTGAATACGGTACATATATCTGTCTAGTTGATGATGAATTTCTCACAACATCGGCTGCTACCATAAGTTGGGCTGCGTTAAATCACTTGCCCAAACAATTGCACACCGGTTTAAAAAATACACTGAGCAATACCATAATTCGTACAAAGATCGAAACCATATTGGAGTTAGAAAATGTCAAGCATACTGCAAAAATCTACTAGATTTATCAAAGACTGTGAAAAATACGAATCAGTGATAGCCACCATGCCGGAAGGTAATGTAAAAAATGAAACTGTGCAATTGTTGCAAAAGTTAACCTACAGCATTAAAAAACTTGATAACATGCATCTAGAAATGGTATACTCTAGGCAGTTGCCAACTATGGGCAACGAGATGAAACAAGAAATATCAGAGTTACGAAAAAAATTAGAAACCAGAATCAGAGACTGGACACAGGCTCAGAAAAATTAAATACTGGCAAAGTTCTTGATAACTATAGTTCCAATCATGCCAATGTGATTTGAGCACTGATATCTGTAGTTTCCACTAATTGAATCCGGAATTTTCCAATACAGTGTGCCTGAAGTTTTGCCCTGAGCAGATGATCCAGTAGACACTACCCCAGCTGTGGTCACGTGTACCAACCCAGTGTCATAATTGGCGCCTGCATTATTCTGTATGAGGAACGGGTGGGAAGCACTAACTCCTGCCAAATTAAACGCAATGGTTGTGCCATTGATAGCATATATGGTTGGATCATCTGTGGTGCCATATTGATCAAATCTATATGCCGTAGATCCATTGAAAGTGACATCTAGTCGTGTAATAGCAGGCAGATAAAATTGGTCTACTGTGAGATCTGAACGATCGCTTAGTCCAGTGAACGCCGTAGCACCTGCGCTGACTGTGCTGGTAATGGTCACTGTGTCTGTGCCAGCATTTGTGGCTAGTGAAATGCCAGTGCCTGCTACCAATGTTAAGGTATCTCCTGGAGATTCTGCTTCAACACTCGACTGTCCTGCTACGGCCAATATACCAAAAGCATTTTGACTTGAGCCTGAGTTAGTAATAGTAATGGTGTCGGTGCCAGCATCGGTTGTAAGTGTTATACCTGTGCCAGCCGCCAATGTCAATGTATCTGTAGACGAATCCGCTACCACTGAACTCTGCCCCGCTACTGCAATTGTAGCAAAACTGTCTGACGCTGTGCCACCGCCTCCGGCTACTGTGGCCCATGAGTTGTCACCTCTCAAATAAGTACTGGCACTAGGTGTGCCTGCGGCTCCTATACGACCTATGGGCACTGTGCCTGTGGTCAACTGTGTGGCGTTGAGTGCAGTGAGATTTGAACCACTACTGATTGGCAGTATA